GCTCTCCTTCTTCATTTCAATCAAGTCTTCCATTGTTATAAGTTCGTCCGAGCCGAATATCCCCCCGAACCAACCATCCGACTTTTCGTTTCTTTTGGTGAGCTCCTCCTCATAGCCAGTCAACTTTCGTTGGTACCTGTCCTCAACTTTTTTTACTTTTCTATCTTCTACTTTAACTTCAAAGTTTTCTTTCAATGTATTGTAAACTTGAATAGCTGACTCAGATTGTTTATCATATGGCAGCCCTCCCAGTGTGTCAAAGAAGTCCTCCATAAACTTATCATAGTCCTGCTGTTGAGGGGACTTCTCCTGATTTATCTCTGCCATAAAAACAGCCAGTGAGTTCTCTGGGAGCTCAAACAGTGCACGAGCTCTTCTGATAGCCTCTTTACCATTCCTTGATTTTGTCCAGTCAAACAGTGGATCCTTCTCAAGTGATCTCTTCCTGTCAAGTATTTTTGTCTTATCTTCTGGACTGATGCGATCACTGTTAAGGATCATATCATCATCTACTTGGAAGAGGGTACGTGGCTGCTGTAATTCAGTGTAGAGTTTAGAGTCAGTCTTCACTTCCTGTAGTCTCAGGATGTCATCTGCTGCACCCTTGTCAAGTGCACCACTCATCTCAAGTACATCAAGCTCTTCCTGGGTATATCGCTTACCACTTACCATAGCCTGCTTCATCTCTCTGTCGTTACCCTTTTTCATGGTATCGGCTGCCTCGTTTGCAAACTTCTCTTCTGCGATCAGTGCTTCGTCGTTCTGCTTGTTCAGTGCACTTGCCTTGGCTATGACCTCACGTTGTACTGCTTGAGGTAGTTTAGTGAATGCCTCACCTTCGGCTGATGTAGGATCCTTGAGCTTATTCATGAATCTCCAACCCTGCCCTGTCATAGAAGCTTCATTAACGAATCTCATGTAACCCTCAACTTGTGTGGCTGTGCCTATCTTTGTAAGCATCGCACGACCTTGAAGGGGTGTAACCAGCCCTGAGTTAATGTTAGACATTACCAAAGCCTCGTACTGGGCTGAGTAACTAGCCATCATGGTGTTGTCACCTTTACTAGCCGCATCCACTGCGAGCTCACCAAGTGCTTTGATGTTAGCGAGTGATGCCTTCTCTGCATTCTTACGAGACGCACTCATAGCTGAGTCATACATAGAAGCGTAGATGCTTGTAGCCCGCTTGTCATACGCGTGACCTGCAACTACACCTAGCGTCTTGTTAGGTGCAAACTTTACACCGTTGGCTCTAGCTAGGTTGTATAGTTTCTTAAATCTCTCTGGGTCACCGTTGGATTGAGTCTTAGCATTGATTGCATCATTAGCAGCATCGATCTCCACCTGATTGGTAAAGGCTTGTGCGACTGTGTTCTCATACACTTGCCCATAGACTGAGAAGGTGTCCTCGTATGTAGCTTGAGTGAGCTTGTCGAGCTCCTCCTTCATGCTCTCTGGGTTGGTAGCGTACTTCTTCTCTATGTCAACCTTAGCCTTGTGTCTAGCCGCTACGTCTAGCATACCAGTTTCCTTGGCTTTCTTAGTAGCATCCATTCTCATGTACTGATCCATACTAGAACCGAACTGAGCCATACGCTGTGAGAAGCTCTGAATCTCTTGACCTGCCCTCTGTCCATGTCTAGCTGAGAGTTGCTTCTGAGCGTTGGCTATCTCCATCTGACCTTGGGCTGCTGCTGCATCTGCTGCACCACCGTGCTGCTCTGTGGCTACTTGGGTGTTTATCGCTTGTCTTTGATATATCATTACTTACTCCCGAATCTAAATAGGCTGTTACCATAGTTGTTAAGGATAGACTGTCCTACACCTACCATGGTATTGTTAAATGCCTGCTGAGCGTTGGCAGCCATGTTGTTGCCTCCTGCTTGATGGGCAAGTCGCTGTACGCCCATAGCCTCAGCACCTAGCATGAGTGAGGTATATCCAGCCTTGTAAATGTTCTCTTTGTCGGTGTACATTGCCCCCTCACTTACTTGCAGATTATTCTCAGCCCACAGTTGATCCCATTTAAGATCCTCGTCAGCTTTACTAAACATTGCATACATCGAACCGTCGCCAAGCGTTCTACCTGAGGCAGCACCCTTAACCACAGCTATCGCCATCTGGTTGTTAAAGTCTTCTGCTCTGATCGTGCTATCAGCCTTAGACTTGATCTGCATCAAGTCAATGTTACGCTGTAGCATAGTCGCTTGGAAGTTCTGACTCTTGACTTGTGCAGCCTTGGCTCTAGCCGTTGCGATACGTCCTGCCGTGTCTGCTTCTGCCTGTGCTCTCATAGAAGCTTCTGCTGCTCGTTTGTTAGCAGATGCTCCGAATATCGATAACCCTAAACTTAAACCTGCTGCCCACATTATAGATCTCCTGTTTCAACTTCCCAAGATATGCCAAGCAACTTGAATGGCAGTGGGTTGTTCTGATGTATTTTAATTTGTGTTTCTCTACTATATCCTAGTAGGAATATCTCTTTTAAGCCTGTGTAAGGTACTGGCATTTTGTCAAGTATTACCATAAACTGCCTGTCTGGTGCATAGGTAGTGTTCGCGTATACTCCCAAACTGTCCAGCATATTTAACATGACCTTAATCACTCTCTTGCGACTATTCCTACTAACACCTGATTGTGTATTGCTATTCAGTGGCATTGTAACAACCACTAAATCCACATCCAAACCAACCTCAGCATCCTTAGTTGATCTGTCGAATGTGAAGTTTCCTCCTACATGATCTGCCTGCATAGACTTATCGAGTATAACCTTGTAGATCAGTGCTGCCATGGCAGGTGTCTGGCTAGTGGTTAGGGTGGTAAATGGTGTGGCACTAGTCTTGAAGGTGTTGTGATCTGTAGTAGTCCCTTCATTGATATACTCAAGATGGTACTCACCACCCCGCTCTACCATGAAGTAGACTATCTCATTCACTACAACTACATCAATGAATCTACCCTGAGTAGTCCACTGTGTCCAGCCCTCAGTTCCCTGAGCTCTGAGTGTGTTAAGTACCGCCATAGTGCCGTCTTTGTTTATGACATATACAAAGTCAGAGATGTCTATGTTTGTACCCTTAACAGCATCCATAGAGACTACCTGAGTGATCAGGTGCTCAGAGGGCACTGAGATAGAAGGAGCTACGAATGCGTCCTCCTGGAACTTATATACCGCTGATCTCACTGTACGACCGATACCATCCACGAATAGGACGGCACCATCAACCATGAGAGGTCTCACTCTCTTTGATCCAAAGGATGTGGAACGCTTCCATGCTGAGGTCTCAGGTGTGAGGATCTCTGCGACATTGTAGTACTCTGATCCAGTGGTGAACACCATCAAGTTACGACCTGCATATACGTTGGTGATTCTGTTGAATCTATCACTGTCTAGTGTATCAAAGAAACCAAAGTCAGCCTGACCTGTACCAATATCAAAGTCAAAGAAGCTGTTGATCTTAGACCCCCATACCGAGTTAGGACGCTGAGGTGAGCCTGCAAATATCAGTCTATTCTGATAGAAGGTACACACGGCTGGCCATCCTCTAGTAGCACTCCATACTGGCTCGTCTGCTGCCTCTCCTTGGAATCTATAGGTAGGTATGCCAGTCAATGGGATAGGCTCCATCTTCCATGAGGTGTGGGAGCCCATTCTAATCAAACCTTGTGGTGCATGGTCTGGATGAGTAAGTACCATGATGTCACCTGCTTGAGCGACATCTACAGCCTTACACTGTTCGACTGTTGCATAGGGTACAGCGGTGGTGACGGTTGCAGTCTTAGCACCGTTCTTAAATACCTCTACCTTGTTAGGGCTCAGGTGGATGACATAATCTTGCTCTGTTGAGAACTCGAACGAGAAGAGTTTACCAGATCCAGCTAGTAGTGAATCATGGGCTGCTGTGAGTCCAGGTCTACGTCTCAAACCACCGTGTGGCATGATGACTACATTCTGTGCTTTAGCTACACCTGAGTAGTATATCTCGTGGTCTACACGTGCGAGCATTGCAGGAGATAGCTCTCCTACTGTCAGGTTACTCTGCATTGTTGTTGTTCTCATGGGTTACCTCCGAGTGGCTAGTAGTTCTGTTCCTCCGAGTTGCGTCGCAGGTCTCTGTGAGGCATCGGCTCTGCGTGCTTTTCTAATCTCATCTAAATGTAGGTTATTGTAGAAGTCTGCTCTACTCACATTACCTGTCAGTGGTACTGCGAAGTTAGCAGCTAGCTTATATTCTAGTGCTTTAGCAAAGTGAGGGGGTAGGTTGATCTCATTCACTGGGTAAATGTAATCGATCATCAATGTATCCCCATTTGAGTGGATGTCGCTCTCAAATATCTCATAGTCTTTGGTGTCGGTTTTCACTACATACAGACAGTCTGTAGGTAAGCGAAACTTAGAAGTGTATCTGGTATCTACTGGTACGCTTGTAAGTTTTGCCAGTTTAGCTGAACGTGTGGCAAAATGCCACAGCGTTTCAGTTAGTAGTGCATGATACGTAGTTTGGTAGAGATGCTTGGCTATCGTAGACTCAGCTGATCCGTCCGTGAATGATGTAATAGGTTCTGCCCCTAGGAGCACCATCGCGTTCGCTGCTATGTCTATCGAAGTATTGCCTGTCATCTCTTACCCCTTACGCTCTTGGAATCTCTACAACACCCTCTGGATCGATCAGGATAGAACCTGCTTTCCATAGTGCATTTGTCAACCAACTTGTCTTGACTGGGATATAGTTTACCTCAGTTTTGATGTCGATACCTACAGCGTGACCTACAGCTCTACCATGGTAAGCATAGCTAGAAGTTCCAAGTCCACCCTCAGCTCTACCAGAACCGATGATCTTCCATTTGAAGCCCATGAATGAATCAA